GTGGCGTTTCTGGAAGCTATAGGCTGCAACGAGATAGCGCGACATTTCAGTTTTTGAATACAGCCGATAATATAATGCTTGAAGTGTCGGCGGCTAGTATCTCCACTGGCTCGACAACGGCGCTGTCATTGGCGACGAGTGGGGGGACGCAGGTTCAGGTTGCGAACACCGCCAGCGCCAACCGCTACATCACCCTCACTGGTAGTAATGGTGGGAATCCGACTATTGGGACGAGCGCGGGAAGTTTGGCTGTCTCCACCAGTTTAGCTGTTACCTCAAGCGGCGGTTATCTTTCTTTTACTGGCACTTCCGGCGGGAAATATATTGGCCAAGCTGATGCGATTGTAACTGGTGCCGCATCAACCGATCTTGGAATTTCTGCCGGGAACAACTTGGTTATTGCGACGGGCGGCACAACCGAACGCATGCGTATCGACTCCTCCGGTTACGTGACTGTTAATGGCGATCCGTCTGCACTAGGATTTGGCGCGCAACAGTTTAATTCTGTTGGCAACTCTGGAACTTCTGCTGCTTTGTTTACAGAGGCTTCTGGAAGTAACGCGGCAGTAGTATTGATGGCTAGTGCATCCACTACTGGTTATACAGCAAATATGCTGGATATTAGAACCGCAATGGCATCTGGAACCGGATTCAGGGCAATTCAATATGCGTCTGATACCAACACTGGTAGATTTTATGTTCTTGGTAACGGTGATGTTCAGAACACCAATAACAGTTACGGCGCTATTTCTGATGTTCGGTTGAAAGAAAATATTGTTGATGCCTCTCCAAAACTTTCTGATTTGATGCAAGTAAGAGTTCGTAACTACAACATAATTGGGGATACTCAAAAACAATTAGGTGTAGTCGCTCAAGAGTTGGAATCCATATTCCCTGCAATGATTCAAGAAACCGTTGACCGAGATGAAAATGGAGATGATCTTGGAACTACGACAAAGAGTGTGAAATACAGTGTATTTGTGCCGATTCTTGTGAAGGCAATACAAGAACTCAAGGCAGAATTTGACGCATACAAAGCTGCTCACCCGTAACAGGATAAAACATGGAAACCCAATTCACTTGGCTAATCGAACAGATGCAATGCGCCCCCCAACAGGATGGCGAAACGGATGTTGTCGTGGTGGCTTGCTGGCGTTGCAATGGAGCATTTGGTGACACCTACGGCACATCCTACGGCGCTTGTAACTTTACCTACACGGGCGGTGATTTCACCCCCTACGACCAACTGACTCAGGATCAAGTCTTGGGCTGGTGCTGGAATAGCGGTGTTGATAAGGATGCTGTTCAACTGGCTGTAGAGCAACAGATTAAAGATCAGATCGCACCCCCGATTATTATCCTGCCGCTGCCGTGGGCCGCATGAATTACCTTAAATCCAAAACTCTCTGGTTTTCCGTCCTTATTGCTGTGGGTGGGATTCTGGAACAGTCTCAGTCAGTCGTGTCTCAGCTAGTCGGCCCTGCTAATACGGGCTTGGTGATGCTGGTCATTTCTGTCGGAGTAGCAATACTGCGTATTATTACCACACAGCCTATAAACCAAAAGTAAACAAAAATTAAGAGGGAGTAATGGAAAATAAAGAAATTGATCTTAAACTTACAGTTTCTGAAGTTAATGCAGTACTCCAGGCTTTAGGTCAAATGCCATTTGTACAAGTAGTTTCATTGGTACAGAAGATCCAACAACAAGCCGCTCCACAAGTTAAAGAAGAAGAATGACACCTGAATTACAAAAGTACTACGAAGATAGGTTTTCCATGACAGCAACTGAAGGGTGGAAAGACCTTGTTGAAGATATTGACAATATGATATATGCTTTGAACAATATCTCGCTTATTGAGACTGATTCTCAGTTACAGTTTAAAAGAGGTGAGCTTTCAATACTTACTTGGTTAAAGAATCTTAAACAGATAAGTGAAAGAGCCTACGAAGATTTAAGTGAAAAATGAAACGTATTTATGAATTCACCTGTGAAAACGGGCATAAATTAGATCGCTACGTTGAATATCAACAGAATAGCGTTCTGTGTGACTGCGGTGCGACAGCTTCGCGCCTAATCTCTGCTCCTTCCTTTAAGTTAGAAGGGTGGTCTGGTCATTTTCCCTCTGCTCATGGCAGATTTGATCGGATTCATCGTGAAAAGTTAAAGTCGGAACAGAAAGCTAACTCTTAACCAATTTTGGCGAGTTAATCTCCTACAACCCATAGCGGCAGGAAAGGTATAAAAAATGTTAGTTGATACTGAAATTGATACGTTTAACGACAAAGAACCGGTAAAGTTGGAAGAAACCGTCGAGCAAAGTTCCAATGAACTCCCTGAGAAGTATCAGGGCAAATCTTTGGATGACATTATTAAAATGCACCAGGAAGCTGAAAAGCTCATTGGAAAACAAGCTCAAGAAGTCGGTGAAGTCCGTAAACTTGCTGATGAACTCATTAAACAGAATATCAACAAGAATCAAGAAAACATCCAGCAACAAGAGCCTGAAGTAGATTTTTTTGAAGATCCGAAAAGAGCTATTCAGAATACTGTAGATCGACACCCCGATGTTTTAGCTGCAAAGCAGGCCACGCAAGAGTTTAAAAAGATGCAAATTCAACAAAAACTCAGCAAAGACCATCCTGATTACGTTGACATTGTTCAAAACAATGACTTTGTTAATTGGGTTAAAGAAAGTCCTGTAAGGCTTGGGCTTTATGCTAAAGCAGACGGTGAGTTTGATTATGACAGTGCTAATGAATTGTTATCGACATATAAAGCGTTGCGGTCAATCAAGTCAAAGCAAGTGGAAAATGATGGTAAAGAAGTCCGCAAGCAAAGTCTTAAAGCCGCATCCGTCGATACTGGTGGTTCTGGAGAGTCTTCACGTAGGGTCTACCGTAGGGCTGACCTGATCCGTTTAAAAATGACTGACCCTCAACGATATGAAGCTCTCAGCGATGAGATTATGAAAGCATATCAAGAGGGCAGAGTTAAATAATTTAAGGAGAATTAACCATGCCGTTTCCTACCCCAGCCGTAACTACCACCACCGCAGCAACCTTCATTCCTGAGATTTGGAGTGATGAGATTGTGGCCGCTTACAAGAAAAACCTTGTTGCGGCCAACCTGGTCAAGAAAATGAACTACAAAGGCAAGAAAGGTGACACCGTTCACGTTCCTTCGCCCACCCGTGGTTCGGCCTCGGCCAAAGCTGCTTCGACCGCCGTTACTCTGATTGCCGCCACGGAATCGGAAGTGCAAGTCCTGATTGACAAGCACTACGAATACAGCCGCCTGATCGAAGACATCGTTGAAGTCCAAGCTCTGTCTTCGCTGCGTTCGTTCTACACGGAAGATGCTGGCTACGCTCTTGCTCGTCAAGTTGATACCGACCTGATTCGCTTGGGTCGCGCTTTCAACGGCGCTACGATTGGCACGAACGACTACGCTACGTCTGCTGCTTCGACCAAAGCGTACATTGGTTCGGATGGCACGACCGCGTACAACAGCACGAGCTCGAACGCCGCTGCTCTGACTGACGCTGCGATTCGTCGCACGATTCAACGTCTGGATGACAACGATGTTCCGATGGACGGTCGTTTCTTCATTATCCCGCCGTCGAGCCGCAACACGCTGATGGGCCTCGCTCGTTACACTGAGCAAGCGTTCGTTGGTGAGGCTGGTTCCAACAACACCATCCGTAATGGTGAAATTGGCAATCTGTACGGTATGCCCGTGTTCGTTACCTCCAACGCCGATGCTGGCGCGGGTAACGGCGGCGCGGATCGTATCTGCCTGATGGGTCATCGTGACTCGATGGTTCTGGTTGAGCAAGTTGGTATTCGTTCGCAAACCCAATACAAACAGGAATATCTGGCTACGCTGTACACCGCCGATAGCCTGTACGGTGTTAAGGCGATGCGTACGTCTGCCAGCTCTGGTGTGGCTACTTCTAGCTCCGCCTACGCTCTGGCTGTTCCGGCGTAATTAGTTGGAGGGGCTATCGAAAGGTAGCCCTTCCTTCTTTTGAGAGGGAAATATGGCACTTTATAAATGTTTGCAAAGTGGAAATACTGTTGAGTTTGTTTTACCGCACGATATTGAATCAATGAAGGGACACGCTGGTTATGTGCGTGTTGACGTAGAAGAAAAACAAGATTCTCAAGAAAGGGTGAATATCCCTTTTTTAGCCCCTAAAAAGAAAATGGGGAGGCCAAGTAAATCATGAAACAAAATAAAAAGTTAAAGCCTGTTCCTAAAGGTTATCATCGTATGCCTGATGGAAGTGTTATGAAAAATAGTTCTCATAAAACACGCAAAAAGGTAAATAAATGAAAGCAACCAAAGGTCAGAAGAAAGTAGCTAAAGTCCTTCGGGAATATAAAGCCGGAAGTCTCCATTCTGGAAAGAAAGGCCCGGTTGTTAAATCAAAAAAACAAGCTGTAGCTATTGCACTTTCTGAAGCTGGTATGGCGAGGAAGCGAAAATGAAGCAAGGACTGTACTCAAATATCCATGCCAAACGCGCTAGGATCGCCGCTGGTAGCGGTGAGAAAATGAGAAAGCCTGGAACTAAAGGCGCACCTACCGCAAAAGCGTTTAAAGCAGCCAAAAAGACTGTTAAAAGAGGTCGATAATGATTAAAAGGGGCAAAGAGCAATTTCAAGGTTTTAACAAACCAAAGAGAACCCCAAGTCATCCGACTAAAAGCCATGCAGTTTTAGCTAAGTCTGGTGATACTGTTAAATTGATTCGTTTTGGTCAGCAAGGTGTATCTGGATCTCCGGCAAAAATGGGAGAGTCGGAGGCAGATAAAGCTAGACGTAAATCATTTAAAGCAAGGCACGCACAAAACATTGCAAAAGGTAAGTTATCTGCTGCTTTTTGGGCAGACAAGGTTAAGTGGTGATTTGCTTTTGATTTATGGTATTCTCTGCAAAACCTCTAGGTGACAACCCGCATCGGGCCTCCTTATTGATGTATAAAGGATTCTGATGCGGGAACTTTCTGTAGGCGCAAACCCGACTGCTGGCTCAACCTCGACACTTTATACGGTGCCGACAGGTTATCGTGCGCTCTGGAACCTTACTTATATCCACAACACAAGTGGCTCAACCAAGCATATAACTTTAACTTGGTATGACTCTAGTGCTGCTGTTTCTTATAATATTTTAGACCAATACACATTTACCTCTAAAGACTATCTTGAATTGGACGGTGGCTCTTATATAGTTTTGGAGGAAGGCGATCAAGTTAGAGTAACTCCAGAGGCAGGGAGTGCTTTCGCCGTTGCGATGACATTTGTTCTTAAAGGTAATCAAAGAGAATGAGCAAAACATACTTACAAGCGGTTAATGATGTTCTGGTCAGGCTCCGTGAAGTCCAGGTATCAACCGTCACGCAAACATCTTACTCTACTCTTATTGGTCGATTTGTAAATGACGCAAAACGACAAGTAGAGGATGCGTTTAATTGGAACGCATTATTCACTAACGTAACAGTAACTACCTCTGCTGGAGTTAGTTCATATTCTGTTACCGGTAGTGGTAATAAGTTTAGGGTTTCAGATGCTATCAATGTAACATCAGAGATTCCTCTGCAAAACATTTCATTTGCTGAAATGAATAGGTATTTGAGCTTTGGTACCCCTGCTCAGAATATCCCTACTTACTATGCTTTTAATGGTGTTGATGGAAGTTACGACACGAAAGTAAACGTATTCCCTGTCCCTGATAGTGCTTACTCGCTTAAATTCTCTTTGATCATTCCTCAAGCCGAATTGTCTTCAGACTCTACTGTTATTAAAGTGGCTGATGATCTAGTAATTCAAAATGCCTACGCTAGGGCTTTGGTTGAGCGCGGTGAAGATGGTGGACTTAATAGTTCTGAGGCTTATGCTCTTTATCGTCAAATGCTTTCAGATTACATTGCTTTAGAAGCAACTCGTTATCCTGAATCTCAAGAGTTTATTGCTATCTAATGGCGCAACAACTTCAAATATTCAGTATTTCAGCCCCAGGGTTTTATGGATTAAACACCCAAGATTCCCCTTTAGATTTAGCTTCTGGATTTGCCTTAAATGCGACGAATTGCATTATTGACCAATATGGACGCATTGGATCTCGAAAAGGTTATACAAAGGTAAATTCAAGTTCTGGCGCTGTTGGATCAAACGACATTCAGGCAATACATGAGCTTGTAGAAACAGATGGAACTACAACTATTGTATTTGCTGCGAATAACAAGTTATTTAAACTTAATTCCAGCAATGTAGTTGTTGAGCTTACCTACGGTGGCGGTGGATCTGCACCCACTATCTCAGCTAATAACTGGAGTATTGCGACATTAAACAATATCGCATATTTCTTTCAGACTGGTCACGATCCGTTAATTTACGATCCAGCAGTTAGCACAACTACTTATCGCAGGGTATCTGAAAAGACTGGATACTCTGGTACTGTTCCAAGTGCAAACATTGTTCTCAGTGCTTATGGCCGCTTATGGGTAGCTAATACCTCTACCGATAAAGTCACAATTTCGTTCTCAGATCTTCTTGCTGGACATATCTGGAATACCGGAACCGCAGGAAGTCTTGATGTATCTAGAGTTTGGGGTCAGGGTGTTGATGAAATCCAAGCACTTGCATCTCATAACGGATATTTGTTTATCTTTGGCAAGAATCAGATTCTTGTCTATAAAAACGCAACCTCACCTGCTGAATTAGTTATTGATGATTCAATCATAGGAACTGGTTGTATTGCTAGAGACAGCGTTAAGGCTATTGGTACGGACATACTATTTTTATCTAACACTGGTATTCGTTCGTTAATGAGAACAATTCAAGAGAAATCACTACCTTTCCGTGATCTTTCAAAGAATGTACGCAACGACTTAATGGATATTGTTGCAGGGGAGGATTTAACAAAGATTAAGTCTGTATTCTCTGAAAGAAACGCAATTTATCTAATTACTTTGCCTTCTGTAAAACAGGTTTACTGTTTTGATACTAGGGGACAATTACAAGATGGTTCGTTACGAGTAACCGTTTGGAATTCTATAGATCCAAAAGCTCTTTACTCTAGGGCCAACGGAGATCTGTTGTTTGGTAAAACCGGTTATGTAGTCAAATACACCGGATATCAAGATGATGGTTCTGCCTACAGGATGCAGTATTACACAAACTACGCCGATCTTGGAAATGTTGCTCAGACTTCCGTTCTTAAAAGAATATCTATTGTTGTTATTGGCGGAACAAATCAATTCGTCACTTTTAAATGGGCATTTGATTTAACTGATAATTATTTATCAGATAACTCGCAAATTCCGATTCAAGGCATTTATGAATACGGTGTTGCTGAATATGGTGCTAATGGCTCTCCAGTTGCCTACTACAGTGATGGACAACTTATACAGACCTTAACTGTATCTGGTACTGGAACTGGAAAACTGGTTCAAACTGGATATGAATCAAATATCAATGGCGCTGCATTAAGTATTCAAAAGATTGAAATTCAGGCCAAAAACGGAAAACTTAGTTAGGAACAATCATGAGTAATTATGTAAAAAGCACTAATTTTGCGACAAAAGATACTTTACCTGCTGGCGATTCCAATAAGATCGTCAAAGGTACTGAGATTGACACAGAGTTCAATAATATTGCTACTGCTATTTCTACTAAAGCAGATACGGCATCTCCCACGTTTACCGGAACAGTAACGCTCCCTACCGGAGCCGTTGGAGTTACTCAATCTTATGGTGATAACGATACTTCTTTAGCTACAACTGCTTTCGTTCAGGCTGCTTTGGCTGCTGTTTATCCAATTATTTATCCTATTGGATCAATATATACAAATGCTTCAGTAAGCACCAATCCTGCAACACTTTTGGGTTTTGGAGCATGGGTCGCTTTCGGTGCTGGCCGCGTTATGGTTGGTTTGGATGCTGGTAATGCAGCGTTTGACACCGCCGAAGAAACAGGTGGTTCTGCGAATGCGACTCTTGTCAGCCACACGCATACGGCGACGGTTACTGATCCTGGGCATAACCATACCGTTAGCGCACTTACGCAAGTTGGTGGTAGCTACGTTGCATTTTCCAATACAGGTTCTCAACAAACTATTACATCTTCAACTAGCACTACCGGAATCACCGTAGCCAACAGCACAGAAGGCGCAAGCGCGACCAACGCAAATCTGCAACCGTACATTGTGGTGTATATGTGGAAAAGGGTTTCATGAAGAATGAACGGACTGCGTGAAGATACCTGTAATTACAACTGATTATTACATTATATATACAGAAGACGTAAATGGTTTGTTATTTGTCCACATGGATGTATTTAAATGGACAAAAAGTATAAAGAAAGAGTTTAGTAAAGATTGGAATGATTGGGCTGGAAAACAGAAGCAAGATATATACGCAATGCCGTTTATAGACGATGAAAAAATGTACAAATGGTCTTTAATTACAGGTTTTGAGGTAGTTGAGAATCACAAATGTTTAGATGGAATAACTAGAAAGCTGTATCTCTGGAGAGAAAATTATGGGTGAGATTGTCGGCCCCGTCTTGGGGTTTATGGGAGCAAAAAAGCAAGCGTCAGCGATGGAATCTGCCGCTGCTCAATCTGCTGCTGCTCAAACTGAAGCCGCAAGGATCGCCGCTGAAGAAGCGCGATTCCGACCTATTGGGATTACGACTAGGTTCGGTCAATCCCAATTTGGGTACGATCCCACTACTGGTCGAGTATCCTCTGCTGGATATGAAGTCTCTCCAGAGCTTAAAGCCTACCAAGATAGGATTATGGCTCTTACAGGCCAGGGTCTTGGCTTTGCCGAACAAGCACCAGGTCTTTATGCCCCGTTACAAGGTGCCGCCACTGGCTTATTTGGATTAGGCCAACAGTATCTTGCGGAGTCTCCACAACAAGCAGCAGAACGGTATATTTCTCAGCAGCAAGAGCTTTTAGCGCCTTCCAGAGAGCGCCAATTTGCTCAACTGCAAAACCGTTTATTCCAGACCGGTAGGGGTGGATTAGCCGTAGGTGGCACTGGTGAGCGTCCTAGCGGTGCTGCTGGTCTTGGTGCAGCCTCTCCTGAGATGGAAGCGTACTACAACGCATTAGCCCAACAAGATGCTCAGTTAGCGGCTCAAGCCATGCAAGCTGGTCAGCAACAAACAGCATTTGGTGCTGGTCTTTTTGGAACCGGTGCTGGACTGCTTGGTAGTTATGGTCAAGGTCTTACTGGTGCGTATGCTCCGTTTACCACTGGTCTTGGAACTGCTGGATCTATTGAGTCACTTGGTATGGAACCGCTTACGATTGGTTCTGCGTTAGGTGGTCGTATTGCAAGTCCTTCTGCTGCTAATGCTTTATTGCAAGGCGGAATTGGTGCGGCACAGACTTTACAACGCGCAGGTGAATTAAGCCCGATGGGTGGTTTCCTTCAAGGTTTAGGAAGGACTGCTAGTGGATATGGTCAAGCAAGTGGAATTCCAAGTTTAGGCCAGCTTGGTAATTTGGCTTATAACTACTTTTCTGGCGCAATGACTCCGCCTACCGCTTATGAGCAAGAGGCAGGAGCATTTGAACCTGGTGGATATTACGGGGGTTAATCATGGCACAAGACTCAATCGTAGGCGGTTTATTCGGTTTAACTCCTGAGATGTATCAGCGTTCTCAACAGGCCGCAGATCAACAGGAAGCAATGCAATTTGCTCAACTTAGTCCATTCCAACAAGCGTCTGCTGGATTCTATTCCGCTGGTCGTGGGCTTGGTCGCGGGATTGGCACTTTGTTGGGTGCTGAAGACCCTCAGTTGCAGATGATTGCTCAACAGCAGCAGATTCTGCGTAATGTTGATCCAAATGATCCTGAGTCTTTAGCTCAAGCAGCAAGGGTTGCCGCAACTTCTGGTAATGCTCAACTTGCGGCGGCATTGTCACAAAGGTCTAATGCAATGCTGTCAAGCGTTGCTCAACGCAGAGCATCTGAAGCACAAACATCTTTGGCCGCAGGTAAGTTGACAATATTAGAGCAACAACAGCAAAGAGAAGATCAATTACAACAAGAATTAGCGAAACTGCCTTCAGATGCGTCAGAGCAACAATTACAGAACGTTTTGCGTAGATATGGCGATTCTAAAACAGTTCTTCAGTCTTTAGAGCGTAAATCTCAAATGCAATTACAGGCAGAGGCGCGTGCAGAACTTGAGAAAGAAAGAGCGCAGCGCAGAGAAGAAGAAAGAGCAAAAGACAGGGAGTTTAAACTTTTGCTTACTTCTTTAACTGCACAACAAAAAAACGCAACAACAGACCTACAAAGACAGATATTGCAGGGCAAAATAGACGATGCTCAAGCAAAACGAGATGAAAAGATTGAAAAGCAATTAGCTTCTGCTGAAGGCGTGGCTTCAGGTACGCAAGTTGTTCTTACAAAAATTGATGAAGCAGAAAAATTATTAGGACGAACAACTACTGGTGTAGGAAGTTATCTATCTGTTATCCCTGGATCAGATGCTAGAGCATTAGCATCAGCATTATCAACTATTAAGGCAAGACTTGGCTTCGATCAGTTACAGCAAATGCGTAATGCAAGCCCAACAGGAGGAGCATTGGGTCAGGTTGCCGTAAAAGAACTTGAGGCACTTCAGGCTGCTCTTGCTTCTTTAGATCAGGGTCTGGATCAAAAAACCTTAAAAACCAATTTAGATCAAATTAAAACCTCATACACCAACTGGCGCAATGCGGCATTTGGGAAAATTGATAAAAAACAACAGCCCAAAACTCCGCCACAAAGTTCTGCTACTCAACCAAGAGAAGTTAATTGGAGCGATATGCCATCTGAAGGGGGTCGCTAATGGATATTCGACTTCCTAATGGAGTATTGGTTAAAAATATTCCAGATGGCACTTCTAGAGAAGAAGTTATGGCTAAAGCAATTTCATCTGGTTTAGCTACAGCAGAAGATTTTATGGGAACTTCTTCACAAAAAAGTGAACAAGAGCCTTCTAATGTAAATGTTGCTTTGAGAGAACCGTCGTTGCCTGAAGATACTTCAGCGGTAACTGGTCGTATTTTGGCGCGTCGTAGGCAAATCACTCCAGAAGAACGTTCCGCAGAAAACTTAGCAATTAGACAAAATGTAACAATACCATTGTTTCAAACTGGTCTTGGCATTGCTGCCGCCCCAGCTTTAGGAGCGGCTGCTGGACTTTTTGGTGCTACTAGAGCATTTGCTCCAATTCTTTCTAGTGCGGGTTTTGCTGGACGAGGCGCGGCTACTACTACCGCTGCTCAACGATTATTAGGTGGCGGTGTTACCGGTGCTGTAGGCGCTGCTGCTGGAGAAGTTATTAGTCCTGAAGAAAAAGACTTTACGGAAGCGACAACTACTGGCGCAGCAATAGGTGCGGCCATTCCTGGTGTCGCGGTTCCTGTTGTCAAGGGATTAGCAAAAAGCACTGGCTGGTTATACGATGCAATTTCAGGAAAACTTGGCGAAGTATCAGCAGCAAAGATTGCAAGGGATGTTGCTGCTGGAGATATTAACGCTATCAAAGCGGCCAACCTTGCCGCATCGCAAGGTGAAACCGCTGGTCAAGCTGCTGCTGGAATTGATAATTCTGCATGGCAAGCATTAGATAATCTTGCAAAAACCTCAAATACCGGTAGTTGGTGGACTAGAAGGCTTGCCGTTCAAGATGCTGAAGTTACTAGCGCATTAAACCGTTTAGCTGGAGGTGCAAGTATTACAGAATCACGCGCAGTTCAAGAATCATCAAAAAAAGCACTAAATGCGATTACCACTCCAATGCGAGAAGAAGAATTAGCAAAAGCTGGTATTGCAGGGAAAGTATTGCCTGGTCTTGAAGGTGAATATGCTGCATATGCAGGCGCAGCAGCCGCTAATGTAGACGATGTTAGAAGGCTCTCTGATTTATCTCAAAGGGCTGAGTTTTGGGCAAAAAATTGGGGCAGGGGTGAAATTGGTGGAACCTCAACTGCTTTGGGATTGCCTAGAACGCCATCTAGGTATGGATACCCTGAAAACCTAGTAAATCTTGCAGAACAAAAAGCCGTTAAATCAGCAGAGGAATCTTTGCGCTTTGGTGAAATGGCGCGTGATGTTCAAGAAAGGATTAAAAACTTATCAGACTCTGGTTTTAATCCATTAAAAACCGATGATTTAATATCAAAATTAAGCTCTAAATTAGCTGATCCAGATATTGCAACTAATAGAGATGCTGCTGGCGCAATTAAACGAGTTAATGAAATGCTTTCTGCTTGGACAGATCGTTTTGGAAACATAACGCCAGAAGCACTTTATGCAATTCGTAAAAATGGTGTTTCTGGAGCAATAGCAGAATTAAATCCTGGTATGGCAGATAACGTCAGAAAAGACCTTGCAGCAAAGGTTTTGAAAGATATAAAACCATTGATTGATAACGCCATAATTGATGCAGGTGGTTCTAATTGGGGAAATTATCTCAAGACTTTTGAGAATGGCATGAAAGCTATTGAACAAAAACAAATGGCAGACTATGCGCGTAATTTATATGTAAATGGAGATAAAAAAGGATTTGTTGATTTAGTAAAAGGAAATAATCCTAGTGCTGTTGAGGATATTTTTGGCCCAGGACGATATGATTTTATTAAAGAAATGGGTGGTCAACGACCAAAAAGTTCTGCGTTGGAATTTTTAAAACTTGCCGAAGGTGTTGAAAAAGATCTTAGGGTTTCGGTTTTGGCTAAGATGGGTGGAAAACCATTGGCAGATATTTTTGCTGAAAATCAATCTAAATTGTTGGGGATTCCTGTTCCTCCGTTATTAAGTCGTCCAGTAACAATATTGCGTGAAGGAATGAAAGAGTTTGAAGGAAAAGTAAATAAAGCGACTTATAAGGCTTTAGAAAATGCCATGCAATCCGGTAGGTCTGCTAATGAATTGCTTGCCATTTTGCCGACTTCCGAAAGAAGCAAAGTATTAAACATTCTTAGCACCAGTGAGACATGGAATCCTGCTGTTCAAAGGACATTGCCAGCAGCTGCAATTTCATCTGTAGAGGAATAATCATGGGCGAACCAATATCTACAATTGGCAGTAGTTTATCCGCAGGTAAAGCACTCACCGGAATCGCAGGATTCTTTGGTGGTTTATCTATCTCGTTCTTTTGGCAACCTAAGAAACTTCATCAACATGGCAAACTTGCTGCTGGAGCAATTATCGGTGGCATTGCTGTGGCTGCTGCGTTTGCTTTAGGTGGTGTGGTAGCCAAGCAACTAGGGGTAGATATAAATGAAGCGGATACTGCTTTGGGTATTGGTTATTGCATCGGTGTTCTGTCTGTCGGTGTTATATCACTCGTCGCAAACTTCTTCGACAAAAGAGAAAACCAAGACATATTACAAGTAGCTAACGAACTTCGCGGTAAGGCTAAAGTTAAAAGGCCGCGCAAATGAGTTCTACCGCTTTATTTTACTTAGTCACGTTTATTGATCTTACAGCAGCAGTAATTATATTTTGTGGTGCGTTGTCTGAGAGGATGAGGTTATATCCTGCTTGGCATAAGGTAGGTTTAATTGTTGCTGTTGTAGGTCTTGTTTGTCAGGCTTTTAGGAATGTCCAATTTATTTATACAGGTGTGTCTCCTAGTGACGCTGACGCTCCTTTGTGGATTCTTAAGGACTTAGGTATCGCAATAATCGCTTATTGTTATTTATATCTCGGAATTAAAGCGAGTATGAATAAATCAACTGTTAAACCTGTTCGCAGGAAAGTAAAAAAATGATTACCCTACTCTCTACTCTTGTATCTTTTCTCGCAGGTGGTTTACCTAAACTGTTAGATTTCTTCCAAGATAAGTCTGATAAGAAACATGAATTAGCTCTCGCTCAGATTCAAAGGGAGAAAGAGTTAGAAGCCATGAAATTAGGATTTCTATCTCAACAGAAAGTAGAGGAAATAAGGACTGATCAGATCGCCCTACAGACTGCGGTTCAAGAGCGTGAGTCTCTTTACAAGCACGACATTGAGATTGGTAAAGATGCAAGTCAATGGGTAATCAATGCTAGGGCTATGGTTCGCCCCGCGATTACTTACGGTTTATTTATCCTATTCTGCTTCGTAGAAGTCGCTGGTTTTGTCTATGCCTGGAAGATGAACGCAGAATTCACCGTAATGTTAGATCAGCTTTGGGATGACGAGACACAGATAATCTGGTCTTCTGTCGTGGCGTTTTGGTTTGGAACCCAAGCGTTTAGTAAGAAATGAACGTAAGCCCTGAAGCCATTAGGGTTATTAAGCACCATGAGGGTATTAAGTTAAAACCTTACCGTTGTCCCGCCTTGATTTGGACTGTTGGAGTTGGGCATGTAATAGATCAGTCTCATATATCCGTCAAATTCGAGGATAGGAAGGCTCTGGCGATACCGGAAGGTTGGGATAGGGTGTTGACACCAGATGAAGTGGATAAGCTGCTTAAAGACGATTTACAGCGTTTTGAGAGGGGTGTTCTTAGACTGTGCCCTAATTATCTTACTCAGTCTCGCTTTGATGCGCTTGTGTCATTTAGTTTCAATGTAGGACTAGGGAACCTTCAAAGGTCTACGATCAGGATGAAACATAATCGAGGCGATTTTGATGGCGCAGCAGACTCGTTTATGATGTGGACTAAAGCCGGTGGTCGAGAATTACCTGGGTTAGTCAAAAGACGCAAAGACGAGAGAAGCATATATCTAATGGGGTGACATGCTTGTTACTGAACAGTCTATCAAAGCGTCTTACAATCTTTTAAAAAAGACTGCTTTCAAAGACATACGACTTCCTGTTAAAGTAAGTTTTAAAGCTCTTAACATGGATAAGTTTTGGGGGCTTTATTACTGGCCCGACCAAGTTCTAGTAGTCAATAAAAAAGCAAAAACAATCGAGGAAGTATTGAAGATTGTTGCACATGAAATGATCCATGCTGCGTTAGAGCAAAACGCGGATTGTGATCATCACTTACACGATGCGAACTTTGAGGCTCTTGCTGAGATAGTTTGCAAAGAAATGGGATGGAAGGGCGGAATATGAAATCAAAACATTCTGACGAAAAGTTTATTGAGGCATGGAATAAGTTTAAATCAACGTCTAAAGTTGCAAAGTATCTTGATTTACATGAGCAAAATGTACGATCAAGGCGTAGGCGAATAGAAAAACGGCATCAAATTATTCTCCCGACATTTGATGAATACCATCGCAAAAAATACGATCAGTCGATGTTAATTACTGCTGACCGCGTTGAGGTTAAGTTAAAAGTAAAAGACGGGGTTATTTTAGTAGCAGGTGATCAACACTACTGGCCCGATAACATTCCTGTTATGCACAGGGCTTATGTTTACTTAGCCAAAAAGTTAAAACCGTTTGCTTTGATTTGGAATGGCGATGCTTTTGACGGATCTTCTATTAGCCGTTTTCCGTCTATTGGGTGGGAGTCTAAACCTTCAGTCGCAGAGGAAATTGAAGCAGTCCAAGATAGGTCTAAAGAGATTCTTGAATCCTCTCCAAATTCAAAAAGAATCTGGACGGCAGGTAATCACGATTTAAGGATGGAAAGTCGTATTGCTGCGAACTTACCTGAGTTGAGAAACTTAAAAGGTGTACACCTTAAAGACCATATTCCTGAATGGACACCAGCTTGGTTTGTTACTGTAAACGAAGGCCAGCAAAGTCACACTGAAATCAGACACAGGGAAAACGGTGGAATTCACGCCGGATATAACAACACATTAAAGTCTGGCGTAAATATAGTCACAGGACACGACCACAGGGCTGATGTTGTGGCCTACGACGATAGAAGGGGGAGAAGGTATGCGGTACGGCATGGAATGACCGCAGACTCATCCAGAGATCCGCAGTTCGTTAATTACCTAGAAGGTAAAAAGACGAACTGGCAGTCAGGACTCGCTGTTTTAACTTATAAGAATGGAGTCCTTTTACAACCAGAGTTAGCTCTCAAGTTTGGTGAGGACTCTTTTGAGTTCCGTGGTGAGGTGATCCAGGTGTAAATTCATACTCTAAATCTAAGCACCTAGAAGCCATATCACACAAGGTATTGGCTTCTTCAGGGTCTAGGAATTTAGATAAAACCAAAGTATCTCGGATTATTTCAATGTCTTCGTAAGTAAGTTTCATTGTTCCTCCAATAGATTAACTATCACTCTCGCCTCGTCAAACATCTCCAAAGCTAGATCAAAAGAATCCTTCCATCTCTCATTGTTTGTTTTGTAGGAAATATGCCTACAAATACCGGATTGAATAATCATTCCCGTACACTGAGAGCAAGACATAAACGGATAGGTATAAATCGTTGTTCCATTTAACGGTCTTTTCGCGGTGATTATTGCGTTAATCTCCGCGTGTATGATCATCTTTAACTTAATGTCTCTGTTGTTTAGCCTTTGATCTGTATCCTGTATTCGTCTTGGTAGACCGTTAAAACCTACTGATATAACAGTATTGTCTGAATCAACAATTACAGCTCCTACTTTAGTTGATGGGTCTTTGCTCCAAGTCGATACTAGCTTCGCCATCTCCAGGTATCTCAGTTCCCACTTCATAAGTAGTCCAGACTTCCATAAGTAAGCATGGTTTACCTTTATAGTTTCGTTGATCCTGCCTTGTGTAGTGTTCTTTTATGATGTCTTGAACCGTTTTTTTTGGTACAGTCTTCATTGCTTCGTTGCCCTCCCGTTTTGCCCCTCTATGTGAGGGGCTTTTTTTATCCACAAATGTTATTCATTTTATGATTTCAATCTTTTTGCACTCTAGTTTTCCAGTCTGATAACCAGTAAAAAGACATGCGATCATTAATATAAAAACAGCAATAATCTCTGATGTTTTCATGGTAGTTTCATCTTCTCAATTGCGGTGGCGCAGTCCTCACACGCCATAAACCATTGCCCTGATTCTGGCGTAAAGTCGTCTGGATGCCGCTTGTCCTTACACACCTTAACCGCCTCTGCCCTGACAGCCTCGCCGTATTCTGCGAGGGCGGCGAGGAAGTCGCCAATGCACATAACCAATCCGCCACGGCTTGCCTCATCGTTCGCATACTTCTCCCACAGTTCGTCAGGGGTCATGGCGTTTTTCTCCGCAATAAACGTTCGATCAATGTCCTACGATTAAATTTGAATTTTTCTGCCCATCGTTTGATTACTATTTTCATCATTCCACTTTCAGCTTATCGTGGAAGGTCATTTGGTGGCCTCAGTAATTTCAATCCTTGCAACGGCCTCAATGAACAGCAAAAGCCCGCAAGCACAAAAAGGTAAAACCCAAATGTTCCCGTAAGTAATTGGCACCGTTCCGCCGATGAACATAATAGCGCCTATAAATCGCTGCGTTTTCATTCCACTACCTCCTTGTTATCTTCGCCAGCAGCGCCAGCGCGGTGTCTGTAATCATTTTTTCACCTATATAATTGGTACGGGCGGTGAGATTCGAACTCACACTTTGAGAATTTTAAGTTCTCTTTCTCTGCCGATTGGAATACGCCCGTTTAATCATATCGCCCAATCTTTATTTACGCTTCCTGATTACCGAGGGAAACGGTTGATCAAGGACTTCTCTACGATACCTTGCAAATGTAATAGAAACATCCGTACAAGATGAGTTTGTCGGTTTAAATGAATTATCTAAAATGTAGAGATTCCTTTCCTTTAGATAAGACATAGACTTTTGAAGTTTCTCATTCATAAAGTTTTCCCTTATAAGTTTCGGAAAGTTTTTTAAGATAATCAGAAACCGTTTTGTCATGGATCATAGACGCTGCGGTATCTAGTTCTTCGCAGAGAAGTTTGAGATAGTCTCTCAGCCTGTCGGTTCTCATTTCAGGTTTTACCACGGGATGTCATCCTTCATAGTATTTACGGTTGTTTTCTGGACTGGAGCTTCACCACGGCCTTGAATCTCTTTCCCGATCTTCATACGCACGAACGGGTTTCCGTTCCTATCTGTCTTTTTATAAACATCTAGGTAACAAACCTTTCCGTCTGGAAGAACTACCTTTCCTCGGAAGTCTGCGTGCCAGTCTTCTTTTTTCTCGTTGATAAAGGCAGATCCTTCGCCTGGTTTCATTTCATATGCCATGTGAAAAACTCCTATTTATGAGTTAATTTGAAAAACATCTCGTCTACTTCGTCTAAGAACTGGATCGCAGCTAACTCTACTTCTTTCAATTCCTCCTTTGTCGGAGTGTAGATCTTGTGAAACAACTGCATGTCTTCAGGTAGTCTGTTGTCAAACGCAACAAAGTGAATAAAGTCTCGTTTGGTACAAATAGCCTGTACGCACATTTGTTTCTTGTGATTCTCTGGAATCTCATCTTTTAAAATATATTCCAGCATCGTTTTTTCAGTAGGGCATTTAACTTCAATCAACCCACCGTCTGACGTAAAACCATCTGGTGAACAACCAAAGTTATCAATCGTCTGGTGATTCACAAAGCCTATATCTTCAATAAGAATACCCGTCTTTTGTTCAAATGTCTCCTTCGCTAACGGTTCTGTCTCAATTCCATGTTGCATCGCATCATTTACATACTTTGAAACGATGTTATTTGTAAGCCTTTCTAAGAGGATTTCTTTCTTGAGTTCATACCGCTTAGAAGACTCCTCTGGAGCCTTACCTGCTTTTCCCTTAAGGAATGACATGGCATCGTTCATCCGTGACGCTGTGAGCTTTCCTGTGCGTTCTGAATGCCATTGTCCAGTTCCCTGGAACTCGTTTCTTTCTCTCATTTCAAAGTACCTTTGAGTTTGTCTTTAACGTCATTCACCAAAAGACGTTCATCGGGGGTCATTTTTGTCCACTCTGCTTGCATTGAACTCAGGTCTTCGCAAGCCTCCAGGATGAACGTCAAAGTCTCTTTGTCTCGCGTACCGGCAGCAAGTTTCTTTGGTTCCGGTTTTGACTTAGAAGCTGCGTTACCATCATCGTCCTCTGGAGCGATACCACAGGCAGCTTGAAGTGAGTAACGACGAGCATACGTCAGAGCACTACCGTATCCCTGCGGGTCTTGTTTGGAAGCTGGAACGTGAAGTCTCCCACCGGACATATGCTCTCCCGACTCATGTATAAACATTGTCTCTACGATAACTCCGTCTTCACAAGGATGGGTGTATTGCATCAGGAAGATACCGTTGTTATTAAGAGCGTCAATTACTGCTTCGACACAGGCATCAAGAGAGGCATACTTTGACCGGAAGTGCGGATTGGTAGCGGTCTTAAGAGCTGGCCCGAACTCTTTTTGAGCTTTTACGAGTGCTGCGGCGATTGCTTGCATGACGTTTCCTTGTAGTCGTTTAAGATTTGAATCATTCGTTCTTGAATGAAATTGCTAGTCCAGTAGATTGCGTTTGGGTTGTCTTTAATGTATTGAGCCAACCCGCAAAAGCTACCTAGAGCTGTCGCTTGTTTGTCAGTCATTGCTTCCCCCACGGACATTTAAGAGCTAAACAGTGGATTTCAGTGTATCGTTTATCGCCAGTTCCGAACGGGTCTTTTTCTACACGCCCGTATTCGCACTCTGAACATTTCGGAATCTTGCAGCCTCCGCTACCAGGACGGTGCGGGAACTTGTAAACATTGCATTTGCAATTCATTCTGTCTCCTGTTTTTCATCCGGTCTTCAGGTTTCGACCGTGGAGACATTCTGATCGTAGTTTAACAGTATGTCAACAACTATTTTCGCTTAATAATCAACGAACTATAAAAAAGTAGAAAAATACTTGCAAATAATTACTGAAACGTAGAGAATCGTTTTGCCTGTGAATACAGGTCGCTCTGTGGCGGAGCGTGAATCAAAGAATGACCCTTTACGCAGGGGTTTTGGTCAGGAAAGCGACTTTCTTTGATTTGCGCTTCTCCTAGCCACGACCTGAACCCCGCCGTAAAGGGTTTTTCATTGGCCGCACGAAAAGCCAGTGCGTAAGCAAGAAGGCAACAGTCGGGGTAGAGGCCGCAGGATAAGTAGCTGCGGAGCCAGGGAAGACACCTGCCATACCCGAACCAACTGGTCAAGGCCAGCGTTCAGAGAGTGGTTACTTGATACGACACCTTGCATATCCGAAGTATGGATGAGTTACCGAAACGCAAGTTTCGTGGTTGGTCTATTCAAAAAAAAGATTGACATTGTTAAAAAAGAACGATTATCCTGAAGACTCTTAAAAACGGAGACAACATGGAAGACTTCGATACGTTCTGGAAATCTTATCCTCGTAAGGTCGCAAAGGGTGATGCAAGAAAAGCGTGGACACAGACAGAGAAAATCAGACCGTCACTTGATTTAATCCTGGAAGCGATTGAGAACCAGAAAAATACTCAACAGTGGATCGAGAATGACGGAATTTACATTCCTTACCCTGCTACTTGGTTGCGACAAGAGCGATGGGATGATGAAGTAAAGATTGATGCACCCAAAGCACTAAGTAAAACGATGGGTGCTATTGTTGCTCTTGAACAGTGGAAACGATCATGAACTGGCTACAAGCTGAGATCGTAGAAGGTATCCAAAAACTGATGGCTTTAAGACTCAGAAATACGCCACCTAGTGATACGTTAAAAGCGACCGCTGTTGTTTGGCATGACGTATTTAGTTCAAGACCTATTGCATGGGATCAGGAATTAGACTCTCAGAGAATAAAAAAAGGCTTTACTGAACTCTGTGCTGTGTGTGATTCTTGGCCTTCACCTAGTGATTTCTTTCGAGTTTTACCTGCTAGGAAACAGGCTTTGATGCTTCCAGACAATACCAATAAATCTTACAGTCCAGAGACTAAAAAGATGGTTAATGAACTATTAAACAAAATGCGAAGGAACGTGGATGGGTCAGAAACACAACGATGAGAAAAAAAGAATAACAGAAGCTGTTAATAAATCGACAGGAACTAAATTCTGCTCTCATTGTAGGTCGTATCAAAGGTTAGACAATGGCGGTTGGGTCGTTACTGCGAACCGATCAAGACGCTGGAAATGTGCAAACTGTATGGGTAAAAAATGAACGCAATAGACTTAGCCAAAGATATTATCTACGGAGACAGGGAGGAAACTTACGGACATCCAAGTAAGAACCTAGTTGCAATATCTCAACTCTGGACTATTTACTTGCATCAAAAGTACGGAAGTAATGTTATCGTCAACGCGGAAGACGTTTGCTGGATGATGAACCTTTTAAAGATGGCCAGGCAGATGAACAGTGCAAAACAAGACAACATAGTAGACGCTATTGGTTATTTAGCTTTGATAGATCGTTTGGGAGAGAATAAATAGACTGCGAACACAAAGGTCATGTTTTCGATTTTAAGTGTAAGATTTGTAGGGATAGATTCATACTTACAGAACCGTGTAAGTCTTACAGAAAGACTTTAGCGGATCATTTATCTAAAATGTGGGGCGAATTTGACTATAAAAAGGAACCGTCATGCGGGTGTCTAAGAAAGTGCAAAAGAATAGCGACAAAAAACATGTACTCAAAACAGAAGTAACGTATGAGATCGCAGAACAGATTTGTATTACTCATTTGGAATCAATGAAACAAGACCTAGAGCATTATCTCAAAGGGAGGGTTTTGGTATTTGTCGAAGATTCGGCAGCAGACAAGAAACTGTTAAAGAAAAAGATTGACGAAATCAACGGAATAATTAAATATTTAACCCAATGAAAAAAAAGAAGCTCCCTACTCTCTCAGCCTTAGAGAAGAAACTAGATAAGATTTTCTCTGAATATATCCGCAGGAAAGACGCGGACTTTGGAGGAACTGTAGAATGTTGTACCTGCGGAAAGCTGGAGTATTGGAGGGATGTAGACGCTGGACACTTCATTAAAAGGCAACATAGGTCTGTACGGTGGGATGAAAGGAACGTCCATCCACAATGTAGACGTGACAATCATTTCATGGGCGGAAGACAGGACGATTACGCAAGGTTTATTATTAAAAAATACGGTCAAACTCAGTTTGACGAGTTAATGCGTCTTAAATACACTACTGTTAAACATACTCGTTCAGAGCTTGAGGAAATGATTGAAGTGTATAAAGAGAAACTGGAAAACTTGTGAGCAACAAAAAAAACCTATTCATTTCATTTAGCGGAGGGGAAACGTCTGCGTTAATGACTCATTTGCTGTTATCAAAATGGCGAGATCGTTACGCTGATGTTGTAGTTATATTTGCAAATACTGGTCAAGAAAATGAGGCTACACTGGAATTTGTGCGCGACTGTGATGCTGCTTTTGGTTTTAATACAATATGGGTCGAGGCGGTTCCGCAGGAAGGTAGAATCGGCACAAAGCATCGTTTTGTAACATTTGAAACTGCATCTCGCAATGGGGAGCCTTTTGAGGCATTTATTAAAAAATACGGGATACCTAATCAGAAGTTTCCAGGATGTACTAGAGAGTTAAAGTTGCGTCCAATGGAAAGTCTTTTGCGAGAAAAAGGTTGGAAACGTGGATCTTATGAAATTGCCATCGGAATTCGTGCAGACGAAAGCAAGCGCCGTTCACAGGCTTCTAAAAATAATGGAATAATTTATCCATTGATGGACTGGCAACCGCTATCAAAACCAGATGTAAATTCATTTTGGCAAAAACAAGATTTTCGTCTTAATCTTGCTGGTTATCAGGGAAACTGCCGAACTTGCTGGAAAAAATCATTTAGAAAATTATTGACGATTATGGATGAAACTCCAGAAGCATTTGATTTTTTTGATCGTATGGAGCGTGATTACGGAACAGTAGGGCCGGAGTTTTTAAAAAATCATATTGAAGGATATAGTCGTACATTTTTCCGTGGAAACAAGTCTGTATCTGATATACGAGAAATGCACATTGCCGGTGGATGGGATCGAGCTGAAAATGATGCCGTAATTTACAAAGAACAAAAAGTTCAACTTGAATTAGATGATGGTTGCGTTGAGAGCTGCGAAGTTAACTTTTAATATTATCTATAATATTTAATAAATTTAACTTTGTAGAAATAAAGGAAACTTGTGAACGAAGATGATATTGAAATTATTGAGTCTGCAATAATTTACGCCTGCATTTCAAATAAAGGCGAGTTTTTCGTAAAGTTCCCTGAAGATGTGCATCCTGGAACGCTAATGTATAGAGTTGAAGCTGACGGGATAATGTTTAAATACAAAGATGAAAGAGTGTTAAATTGAGCGACGAAATTGACGCTGCGAACGATCATGCAGAAAAGATGTTAGAGGGTCAAATCAAAGCAGTCAGGAAGAAGGCTGTTTTGGTGAAGGGTGAGCCTGGAGACTGCGATTTATGTGGCGAACACTCAATGAGACTGGTTCACGGAGTATGCGCTCCTTGTAGGGATCGGTATAAACTTAAATGAAAGATCTTCTAAGGTTTCATGTAAGACGGCCCCCTAATTGCACAGATCACGAAGAATTTAACAAATGGGTTCACGCTGCTAAACAATATCCGCCAAGTTATAAGGTATGGTTTTGCACAGACTGCACGAACTACTTTCAATTACAGATGAAAAAGGAGGGAAGGTGCGACCATCCTTATATTAAGTTCAAGATGACAGAAAATGAAATAGAAGGTTATGTAGATCCTGACCAATGGCCGCTTCATTATCAAACAATCGAAAAACTAAATAAGGGCAAACGATGATTCAGAATGATATTGTTTTAAAGCATATCAAAAAGAAGCCTATTACCAGTCTCGAAGCTTTTAAACTTTACGGGATTACCAGGTTAGCTAGTAGGATTCACGACCTAAGAGAAGCAGGAAATAAGATCGAAGGAAACATGATAGAAGTGCGAACCCGTTACGGGTGGACTAAGGTTAAACAATACAGGGCAAAAAAATGAAAATGGTTGAAAAGATAGTAGATGTTTTACAACAGATGGACATGACTGCTTTACAGATCCAACAGGCTACTGGTATCAATAACATTAAACCTTTACTTTGGCATTTAAGTAAAAATAATAGGGTTTTTAAATATAAAAAAATCAAAGAAAACTATATAAAAGGGCCGCGATCTGTATATATTTACAGTTTGAATAAACCTTTAACTTTAGAGACTGAAACAGTAACAGAGGCTGCGAACCAGGATGCCCAGGCCGCATAAGCCAACCGCTAAGTGGGTAAAAAGGAAGCTGAATCCAGTCGATCGTAAAATTTTACTATTGGCTGGGAACGGCTCCCTTATAAGGGGTTATCAAGAGGTTTTATCCTTTTATGCGTATTTCTACATGAAGGGGTATAGATACTGGATGCCAAGAGAATCCATTGAAGTAAACATTGAATTAAACGAGGATTTCGGGCAGCTAGGAAAACAATTCAAAAATACGAAAGGTTATAAACAGAGGGAATGGTTTAAAACAGACGAGGATGCGCCAGAACAGCCTATAAACGCATGAAACAGTGCGAACATAGGATGACCCCGCCCCGAAGGGAAGAATAGATATAAACGCATCCTATAGAAAGATATCAAAAAGATATCAACAGAGGAACGCTATAAAAGGATAATAGAAGGTTAAAGGAAAAGAGGGAGGAGGAGCACCTCGCCCAAGTCATATATATGACTTACTACGAGTAGGGTTATTCGTGATTCTCGAATTGAGAATGATCGATCCAGAATTGAGAACGAAAAAAAGGGGCCGAAGCCCCTTTGTTGTTTTCTACTGTTTATCCTCTCAGGATTACCACCAGCAGCGCGATGATCGCATATATGACCGCCATCATAGGCTGACCCACAGGGCGAACAGTATCCAGGTTGATAGCAGGAACGCTGCGAACAGCCATTTTAGATTATCCATTATAGGGTCACTCGCTCAGCTAAAGATTCGCTTATGTGGCCGTTTTTCTGTAGACAGTCTACAAACTCGCAAAACTCGCTGCGTATTGTTGCATTGTATTGATTGTGCAATTTACCGCGCTTGAATCCTTCGGGCCAGCCTTGCCAAAACGCCCTACGGACTTGCGCTTGGGTTGTAAAATCGTATTTTTCGCTACTCATATCTGAAATTCTCCATTTTGTTGCACTGCACACAAGGGGCAAAGTATCAAAAAAGGCGGGGTTTTATACCCGCCTATGTTGCGGTGCATCAATTTGCCTGGATTTCCATTTTCTCGCGCTGGTCTAATGCCTTGCGCTCATACTCTGCATCGTCAATGTAATGCTCTGCGATGTCATACCACGACACCTCGCGCAGTGCTGAATTGAACAGATCATTAAACATCCCTTGCGACGGGATCACTTCGCTGGACAGTTCCGTGTAATATTGTTGCATCTCATCGGCAAGATCTGAAACGTCGCGCACTTCCTCCGCACGCTCGCGCCAGTATTCTGATCCGCCATCATTGTCTATCCACAGATTGACTAGCCAAGTTTCGTAATTTTTCCAGCCGTTATACTTTTCCATGTCTGATATCCTTTAATTAGTTGTCGGCAGATAATCCGCCACGCTGCGCCCTGTCACGGCGCAGGATGTCGGGTTATTCAAAATCGGCAGGGAATAACCGTTTAATTGTTTCAGACGGCAAAATATCGCATTTAGAAAACCGCGTCATGCTTTGCATCAACGCGCTATCGGAAACGTGAGCGCACCCCATAGCACCGCGATCTGCACGCCATGTTGCCGTGTATATTTCATCAACGCGGCTTGCGCGATATTTTTGGTGATCCAATTGCGCCACAATCTGACCGCGTGAAACAAACCAGGCCGGACGCGAACGGCACATTTTTTCAATAACAGCGTATAACATTTTGCGGCTCCATATCTGAAATGCCGGATTCCGTCCGGCCGCGTGATTAAATGCCAATTATTTGCCAATTTCCTACAATCTCATCATCATCATTCTCAAAATTGCCCGATGTCATTCCGCCCTCGTTGTACAGATAGATTGGCATTTCGGCATAAATATAGTCATTGCGCACAAAAGATAGCAGCAAATAAAAAGATTCATCGTCCATCGATAAACCGTCAACCATTTCACCGCCAACAGATACCGCATTCACATCAATAGATAACGGAAACTCTTTTTTCATTCCGTCCATTGTTACAATCAGCTTTTGTTTCATAATTTCCTCTTGGTTGATTTGCCTGCGCCATAACATACGCACAGACCATGCCAGAATGTTAAACCATTGATTCTATTGAATTCTCAATAATCCAATCCAATGAATTGTGACAATCTACGGCAGTTTGTGACGCAAAAAATTGTCACATGGTCGGTCGGCAGGATGACCGGCAGATCGGCGCCTGGTAAGAGTGAGAATCATTCTCATGGTGCGATGCAATATGGGGGGGGTGGGTCGGCTTGCTTGCGAGAAATTTGCAGGTGCCCCCTATCCACAAAAAAAGCCAATTTGACTTTTTCGTGTATTATTCCTCCGATTAGAAAAAAAGAGGCGTTATGGAATTACCCGACAGCACTATTAGTAGTACGATTGGCAATACGATTGGTAGTACAGCCCCAAAGAAAAAAGGCCGTCCTAAAGGATCTGTTAAATTGACTCTACAAAGAGTTGCGAACAATCCTGAACTCTTAAAGACTGACGGGGATAAACTTAAAGAGTTAAAAGGTCTTTTAATAAGCTCTAAAGGTAAGGACGTAGTAGAGAAAGCCTTAGAGATTGCTATGAACGACGAACACCCTCATCAGGGAGCGATGATTAAACTCTGTATGGATAGATTACTCCCTGTGTCTTTGTTTGAAAAGGATAAAGCTCAGAGGAGTGCGGTGACGATACAGATTGTTGGATTAGATGCTCCGACTCATATTGACCAAACATCTCAAGTTATTGAAGGAGAGAAGATTAGTT